CTAAAGGCAGATATTTGTAATGCCATCAAAATCCGCAAAACAGCATAGGTTTATGGAAGCGATTGCGCACTCGCCATCGTTTGCCAAGAAGGTAGGCGTTCCACAATCCGTGGGCAAAGACTTCTCCAGCGCGGACAAGGGCCGCAAATTTTCAAAAGGTGGCGAAATGGATGCAATGGACAAAAAACAGGACAAAGCCATGATCATGAAAGCGTTTAAACAGCACGATGCTCAAGAGCACAAAGGCGGCAAGGGCACAACCTTGAAGCTGGCTAAGGGCGGCACCTTCCGCGCTTCGGCAAATGGTATTGCTCAGCGTGGCAAGACCAAAGGTACTATGGTTGCCATGTGTGGTGGCGGCATGTACAAAGGGAAATAATCATGGCAACCAAAGCTGAAATCGAAGAGGCTAAACAAGCTGCTAAAGACGCGAAAGACGCGCCTAAGATTGAGGAAGCGTATAACAAGGCAATGGTGAATACCCCACCTGCGCCTAAGCCCGCGCCTCCCAAAAAGATGGCCAAGGGCGGCACCGCTTCTAGCCGTGCTGACGGTTGCTGCGCCAAGGGCAAAACTCGAGGTAAATTCGTATGATGTCCAGTCGTGGTATGGGGGCCATAGCCCCTGCAAAAATGCCAAAGGCTAAGACGATCACCCGCAAGGATGACCCGAACAAGGTTGAAATGTTCAAGAAGGGCGGCGAAGTCTGGGACAAGGCAAGGCCAAAAGATTTAGGTGCGCCCCAAAAACTCAGTCCTGCCAACAAGGCCAAAGCGAAAGCAAGTGCCAAGCGGGCGGGGCGTCCCTATCCCAATCTTGTGGATAACATGAGAGCTGCAAGGAGCAAGTGATGGCTGAAAAATGGATTCAAAGCGCGATCAAAAAGCCCGGCGCGTTGCGAAAAGAATTGGGCGCTAAAAAAGGCGAGCCTATCCCTGCTAAAAAATTAGCAGCAGCTGCCAAGAAACCCGGCGTAGAGGGCAAGCGTGCCCGTCTGGCCGAAACCTTGAAGAAAATGAAATAAGGAAATAACATGTCGCAATTTACTTTGACCCTTGAAGAAGACCAATTGGTTTTGGATGCTTTGCAAAGCAGCGCAGCCCGATATGCTGCTATGTTCGGCACTATTGACCCCGTCTTGCAAACATTGATTGCTAAAGTAGAAGGCCAGCTCCCCCAGCCTGTCGTTGAGGAGCTTGAAACTGCGGAAGATAAAGCTGCTGAAGCAGCATTTCTAGATGGCGTGCCTCATGAACAATACACCCACGAAGAAGATCAGGTGGAGTAAACATGTCTTATACGTCTGGCGCATCAAGTTTCAATCTTGACCTAACCGAAGTTGTCGAAGAGGCATTCGAGAGGTGCGGGGGAGAGATGCGTTCAGGCTATGACTTGCGCACTGCACGCCGATCGTTAAACTTGTTGTTTGCTGACTGGTCAAATCGTGGCTTAAACATGTGGACATTTGAGCAGGGCACTATTACGTTGACTCCGGGTTTGGCAACTTATGCTTTGCCAGCAGGAACTGTGGATTTGATGGAGCATGTAATTCGTACAGGCTCAAATACGGCCTCAACGCAAGCTGACTTAACCATTACACGCATTAGCGTTTCTACCTATGCCACAATCCCAAACAAGCTACAACAGGCAAGACCGATTCAGGTATGGATTCAGCGGTTATCTGGCGAGGTCAATCCTACAAGCTCTACGCTGTCCTCTACCATCACCGCCACAGACACCACGATCACGCTTGACACGGTGGTTGGGTTAGCAGGGTCAGGTTTTATCCGGCTGGATACAGAAGATATTTACTACACGTATATATCAGGGAATACCCTGAGTGGTGTATTCCGTGGGCAGAACAACACAACTGCCGCATCGCATACTGCATCTACAGCCGTTTATGTTCCCCAGCTTCCCGCTGTGACGGTATGGCCTACCCCAGATAACAGCACCACATACCAGTTCGTGTACTGGAGACTTCGCCGAGCGCAAGATGCAGGTAACGGCGTTAACGTGATGGATATTCCTTTCCGGTTTTTGAACGCTATGGTGGCGGGGTTAGCATATTATTTGGCTCTTAAAGTCCCTAATGCGACACAACGGCTGGACACACTAAAGGCGCAGTACGATGAAGCTTGGGATTTGGCAAGCTCCGAAGATCGTGAAAAAGCTGCTGTACGTTTCGTCCCTCGCCAGCAATTTATTGGTGGAGGCTACTGATGGGTAACCGTTTTGCTTCCGGCAAGATAGCGATTGCGGAATGCGACCGTTGTGGGCAGCAATTTAAATTAAAAAAACTTAAAACAGAAATCATCAAGCAGCGCAAGTACGAGCTGCTGGTGTGCCCGGAGTGCTGGGACCCGGATCAGCCACAGTTGATGCTTGGCACGTTTCCTGTAGATGACCCACAGGCACTGCGTAACCCTCGCCGGGATACAACGTATGTTACCTCTGGCAATAACGCCGCAGGAAACCTATCTGGGGGTTCTAGGGACATTCAGTGGGGCTGGGCACCGGTAGGCGGGGCCAGTAGTTTTGATGCGTTGTTGACTCCAAATTACTTGGTGGCAACGACATTTGTTGGTACAGTAACGGTATCCGTTTCATAGGAGTAAATCATGGCATATAAAAAAGCAGCCGACGGCATGGTAAGTCGTGGCAAAACCTCAGTACAAGTTATGGCTAATGATGGCCCTAAAGTGTCACCCAAGACCGTCAAAGGTGGCAAGGGCGGTCCAACAGGCGAACAAATGCGCAAAGTAGGCCGTAACATGGCCCGCGCCAACAACCAAAAGTGAGGTCAGTCATGGCTACATTTAGCAAAAAAATGGGTGGTAAGGAAGTTGGCGATGCCAAAGTCTACGCCAAGCCGCACACTATGGACGGCAAAACAATGACCAAAGCCCCCCAAGAGTTTGGCACCAATCCGGGCTTTCCCCCAAACAAAAGCAAAGTTGAAACTTACGACATGAGTGTCGGTAATATCAGCAAGTCCGCTGGCGGTGAGAAGATTAAAACTGACGGTATTAAGATTCGCGGCACAGGTGCAGCTATTAAAGGGCTGTACGCTCGAGGCCCCTTAGCTTAAATATGACAACGCCTGTTGCTATCTACAAAATTGTTAATGCTTTAGATGGCAGGATGTACATTGGCCAATCGGTTAATCCAACGTATCGGGCCAAGCGACATTTTTGGAAAAACAACGGTTGCGTAAAACTCGGTCGCGCTATTGAAAAATATGGGCGTGACAATTTTATTTTTTCCGTTTTGTGTTGGTGCTCTGACAAAGCGGATGCTAATGAAGTGGAAGAGCTGCTGATTGCGCTAGGCGACACGCGGACCAACGGGTACAATATTACACCCGGAGGGTTCGGGACTGGTGCAGGGAAAGACAATCCCTTTTTTGGGAAAACGCATAGCGCGGAAATAAAACTTAAACTAACAGCCAGCAAGCTTGGCAAACCGATGGCGGCGCTGACCCGGGAAAAGATTGCAAATGCAAATCGTAACCGTACTATGTCGGAAGCCACCAAAGAAAAATTGCGGGCGCGGCCAAAGTCTGACTTGTGTAGCGAACGCACAGCGGCTGCGAATAAGTATCGCGTGTGGAGTCCAGAATCAAAAGCAAAATTAGCTACATACAACACAGGGCGCAAAATGTCTGAAGAAACAAAAGCAAAAATCGCCGCTGCAAATAAACGCAGGGTTTGGACTGACGAATCCAAAGCCAAATTGTCCGCGTCCAAAACAAAGGCAATGGCATGACATACACTGAACTTGTCACGTTAGTTGCTGACTACTGTGAGAACACGTTTCCCACGGTGGACATGAACACGTTTATTCAACAGGCAGAACAAAGAATTTACAACACTGTTCAGCTTGCCAATTTGCGTAAAAACGTGACAGGCTCTTTGACTGTGGGCAATAAATATTTGTCTTGCCCTAATGATTTCTTGTCGGTGTATTCGTTGGCCGTGTACCCTGCTGCGGGCGGTGATTACTTGTACTTGCTAAACAAGGATGTGAACTTCATGCGTGAAGCATATCCAAACCCAGCAACAACAGGCAAGCCCAAGCATTACGCTATTTTTGGCCCACAAAGTTCGGCTGTAAATGAGTTATCGTTTATTGTTGGCCCAACTCCAGATGGGTCGTATGGTGTTGAGATGCACTACTACTATTACCCAGAGTCTATCGTGACGGCGGGCAGCACTTGGCTTGGTGATAACTTCGACTCCGCGCTGTTGTATGGAACCCTGTGTGAAGCAATTACCTACATGAAAGGTGAGCTAGACATGGTTAAGCTGTACCAAGACCGGTATGTTCAAGCTATTGCCCTGCTCAAGAACCTTGGCGATGGAAAACAGCGGGCTGACGCATATCGAGACGGCCAAGTACGAGTTGCCGTATCATGAGTTCAATTGTCCAAACTCAAACCACCAGCTTCAAAAAAGAGCTGTATCAGGGCATTCACAATCTGTCTACCGACACGATAAAGATTGCCCTGTATACCGCTGCCGCCGATTTAAACCAAGACACCACGGTTTACTCAAGCACCAATGAAGTTGTGGCCTCCGGTTATACCGCAGGCGGGCAAATTATGACCGGTGTGGCTATCAGCAGCGACGGTTACACGGCGTATGTAAACTGGAATAACGTAAGCTGGACATCTGCTTTGACTGCACGTTGTGCGTTAATTTACAATGCTACGCAAGGTAATAAATCTGTGGCTGTGCTGGACTTTGGTTCCGATAAAACTTCGGCCACAACATTTCTTATTACCATGCCCGCCAACACCTCAACATCGGCATTAATTCGTTCTTCCAATTAAGGATTCGTCATGATTAACAATACCGCAGCCGCAAAAGGCGTATTTAAAGTTCAGTGTTTTGGTGATGACGGCGTATTGAAGTGGGAAGAGGAAACTCCAAACCTTGTAGTCAACCAAGGTCTTCAGGACATGAACACCACGTACTTAAAATCGGGTACGCAGATTACTACATGGTATTTGGGGCTGGTAACTGGTCCCGGCTCTGGCACCACATTTGCAGCAGGCGACACCTTGGCTTCGCACGCAGGTTGGACTGAATTTACAAACTACAGCGGCACACGCAAAGCAGTGACATTTGGTACGGCTACTACGGCTAACCCATCTGTTATTAGCAACTCTGCATCTCCATCAGCGTTCACAATCTCAGGCGCTGGCGGCACGGTGGCAGGAGCTTTCTTGTGCAGTGCAACCAGCGGCACATCAGGCGTGCTGTTCTCGGGTTCGGATTTCACATCTCCCGGCGACCGAGTTGTGGTAAGCGGGGATACATTAAACGTAACCTATACCTTTAGCTTGACAGCAACATAAGGAGTGAGGCATGGCGCTCATTCTTGCAGATCGGGTTAGAGAAACCAGCACTACCACGGGCACGGGTACGCTGACGCTTGACGGCGCTGTAACAAGTTACCAAAGCTTTGCGGCGGTAGGTAACGCCAACACCACTTACTACACCATCGTCAATCAAAACGCGGCGGAGTGGGAAGTTGGTATTGGTACGTATACGTCATCGGGAACGACTTTAGCCCGGACAACGGTGCTGTCTTCCAGTAACGCAGGCTCGCTGGTTAACTTCAGTGCCGGTACAAAAGATGTATGGGGAGACTACCCTGCTGGCAAAGCTGTTACTACGGATACATTGGCAAGCCCACCTGCTATTGGCACAACAACTCCAGCAGCAGGCGCATTTACCACACTCAGCGCATCATCTACGGTCAGCGGCGCAGGGTTTGATACATATCTTGCAAGCCCACCTGCTATTGGTGGCACTACTGCTGCTGCGGGTACGTTTACTACGCTTACCTCACCAACTCTTAAATCTTTAACTGGTTCAGTAACGACTGGTATTTCTCTTGAGACTCCTTTAGGCGCTCAAGCAACTATTATTGATATTGGCGATGGAACTAGACCATTGCGTATTAATGGTGGTTCTGCTGGTGCTACCTCATCCGCTGGAATTTCTAGTTCTGTAGGTGTTTTACAATTAAGTGCCACTACCTCTAATATTTCGTTTTATACAGGAGGCCGTGCCTCTACTGAACAGTTTCGTGTTTTCCACACAGCCTCTGCTGTTAACTATGTACAAGCAACGGGTGCTATTACTGGTGGTAATCCATCTATTGTTTCTGCTGGTTCAGATGGTGCAATTAACTTATCGTTATCTTCTAAATCAACAAGCTCTGTTTATTTTTATACTAACAACTTGAGCGCAAACTCTCGTCATTTGGATATTACTCATACAGGTTCTGTTGTAAACCGGTTTCAAATTACAGGTTCTCAAACTGGAACCCCTGTTGTTTTGGGTGTTAACGGTAATGATGCCGACATTGACGTAGCATTTACCCCCAAAGGCGCAGGAACCGTTAGGTTTGGTACATATACAGTAAGTGCTTTGCTTGCAGTTGCAGGCTACATCACCATCAAAGATTCTGGCGGCACAACCCGCCGTTTACTCGTAGGATAAACATGGCACTCATCAAATCAATTGATACCGACTACGGCATTCCAGCTCAATATTGGAACATTGGAGCCGTTCAAGAAGACTTCAAAGGCAAAAGCACTGAAGTGACCTTTTACGGCTACGCAAGCAAAGAAGCCCGTGATGCTAATAAACAACCACTGAGCGCAGGCAAGGTACAGATTGCTGGTGATGAGTATGTTGCAGGTGCAGACCGTGCGGCGTTATACTCTATCATCAAGCAAAAGCCTGAATTTGACGGCGCACAAGACGCTTAAATTGTGTTTGGACTCAACCCCATATCATCGGCTGCGTTCTCGTCACTGACGGGGCAAAGCCTTGCCTCTTCTATTTCAGAGGCAGCATCGGGGATTGATAGCGTTTCGCGCACATTAACTTTTAATTCAGACATTGCCGAAGCCGCGTCTGGAGTTGAGTCTGTTTCCAGCATT